CGAAGAACGCCCATCTGTGCGCCTCTGCGGTGTCCACTACTAGCAATTGTTTGACAGATAGCGTCATAGATACCCATAAAAGAAACAGGACCACTTGACTGTGACTCAAGCGATTTAATAAGATCACCACGAGGTCTAATACGACTAAAGTCATACCCAATACCACCACCACGGCGCATAGTTTCTGCTGCCTGTGTAGCGCGTAGCATAATGCTATCCATCGAGTCATCGATAATACCACTAACAAAACAGTTATAAGCAGTAGTAATCCGAGGACTACCCATTGCATTTTGTACGCGACCCGCTGGAAGGAACCTCATGTTACCAAGGATATCTTCTAGTTTATATTGATGCTCAATGCCATCGCTGAGTGCCTTTGCTATTCGTTTTACTTTCCCATCGAAGGTTTCACCTTCTAGTCGGTACTTCATGCGATCAATTTCTTCTGAAATAGGCATTGATGGGCCTACATACTCTGTGTTTCTCATGTGATATCATCCTATATTTATAGTGAACGTTTTTCCCCTTATAGGGCGTTTTTTACACTACGCATACGGGCGACAAGTCTTTCTGCTCTGTTAGTTACTTGCTGATACCATCTACTATCAACCATCTCTACTGCAGCTCGATGCCAATCACCGACATCTACCGCTGCCTTCATACCTTTGAACTTGCTTAGCCGAGGATACCCCATGTTAAACATCATATTGGCAATAATTAGCTGGACTTCTTCAGGCAATACGCTAAAGTTGGAGTATAGGCGTGAACACTCCGATAACACGGTTTCAACATCTTTAACGAAACACTCATTAACTCTGTCTTCTGAGACAGGTGTGCCAGGTGCTTGTCCATACTCAGGATCGCTATCGAGAATAAGATGACCAATACCGAAAGTAGGGAGGTTAAGGTGATCCAAGTAGATTTCATACTTACATCCTTCATCGATCTTAAGTTCCTCTCTAAGCTGCTCTATATTCATTTAGCTTTTCCCTTAACCTTTTCAAATGTTCTAAGTCCACCAAGACCAAGCATACCCATAAGTACAGTCATAAGTGTTTCCATTTCAAATTCAGGCAAAGTAGGAATTTCTACAGCAAACCAACTAACAAAGAATAGGGTTATAGGTAAACCTACGAAGTGCCAAAATAGTGCAATGCCACATGTCCACCCGATAAAAGGTCTCCAACCCGCTACAAACATATTACGGCTAGCCGCTTCTGCTTTGTTTATTTCTAGTTGTCCTTTAGCTAACTCTTGAGCGTGTCGTTCACCCATAGTAGCTAGCTCATGAGCAATCCTAGCCTTTTCATCTGCATCAGGAATAAACTTATCTAGTAGTCCTGTTACTGGACCAATTAAAGCTTGTATCATATACCAGTGCCTCCTTCTGATAACTTACATTTAAATGCCTGTGGATTAAAATCAGGCATAGTTAAGATTGAGTCTCTCATTTCTTCTGTTCTTTTAATACAACTACTACGAGTTATATACGGTCCTCTTGTATCTACAAACTCATAACATTCATTAGGGTTTGAGATAAGACACGCTAATACTAGTGCTTCAAACATAATTAACTCTTATGTTCGTGTCCCATCCAAATTCCAAAGACACCTGTCATAACTCCCATAACTACAGATACGAAAGCTGATTGAGCACCAGTTGGATTATCTAATAGCATGAACCACTCAGCACAACGCCAAGACATTATTGTTGATGCAAGCATCATAAGACGTGGAAGTATTTTCCACTTAAGAAAAGTTTCTACTGTCATTTAGAGTACCACCGTAAATAAGAAAATAAATAATCCTATTGTAGCAACAATAACTGTTCCTATTAGCGCTACTTGTTGTATAGTTTCAATCATTTCAGATTGTCTTTGCAACGCTTCTCTACGGGCTTTAGCTGCAGCTTCCTTAGCTTCTTGAATGCGTCTTGCTCGTTCATCCACAATACCTTTCCAGGTACCAGGACCAAACCGCATATCTACCATAGTAGCTATTTCCTGCATTTTTTCTTTAGCAATACGAGCATCTATTACTTCTCTAGCTACGTTATCAACTCCGAATTGATCACTTAGCCCTGAAGCAGATGCTTTCTTGTTTCTAGTTTGTTGTACTTGTTTCTCACCAGCAAAGAGGTTATCAATGTGTCCTGCAATATCACTAATATCATTTGCGGTATTGATCGCGCTCTTAATGCCATCTACGGCACTTTTAACAAGCGCAATTCCTGCTAGTGTTTCTGCTATCATTAGTACACTTTTACACTCCTGGGGTCAACCCGTTTAGGAATACAGTATACCGTAACTCTGTCTTTAGGATCAGTAAACTGACTACTGACATAGTTACCATATCGTTTAGCTAGTTGGGAAGCGAAGTAGTTACACCTATCAATAGAGTAAAAGTACATATCGTTACTGATAAGTGTTCTACTATCGCCAGTTCCCAAGTACGCCATTAATAAAAAGGCGTGTATCATAACTTCATTAGTAATGAAGCCGCTAGTCCAACCATTACTATGGTTGAACCCATTATCATTGCTTCAAGCCTCCACATACGTTTATCTAACATCGATAATTGATTTTCAACGTTAGCATAACGAATAGCGCATTCTTTTTCGTGTGCTTCTAATTCCATAGCAACACGAAGTTCTGGGGTGATTGACTGTTCTAGGTTCATCAGCCAGCCTCTAATACTGCAATACGCGCTTCTAATTCTTGAACAGTTTTTACTAACAATGGTACTAATCTAGAATGATCTATTGATTGATAAGCAGGGTTTCCATCTGAATCCACTGCGTCTTTTTCACCAATTACAGCATCCGGCACAACTTCTTGAACCTCATGCGCTAAAAACCCACTGATGGTTTCATTAGGTTGAGTGTTAAAATTAAACCTAACAGGGTTAAGTTGTTTTAGCTTTGCAGTACCTTCCCAATTTGATGTGATATTATTTTTTAAACGGTAATCTGATGATGTAGCGTAAGCAGTGTACGAATCTCCATTTGTATAAATTCTTCCACACTGACCAGCACTAGCTATAAATGATATGAAATTGCCAGAGTTATTATATGTTCTTCTCACAACCATAGTTGTGCCAGTGCTTGAAATAAAGTCAGCGGCTGTACCACCACTATTAGTAGTTGTCACAAAACTTGAACTTAGGTTTGATGGCCCTGCAACATTTGTTAGCCCAGAACCATCCCCTGTCACCGCCGTTGCAGCTAGTGTCCCTGTTACAGAAACGCCTGTGGAGGTGGTGGCGAGTTTGGTATTTCCAGCGTATCGTAATCTCACAGCACCGCCGCTATCAGCATCAATGATTGTTTGCGAGTCAGCTGCATTATTGACAGCAAAGTTGTCAGCAGAAATAATTAAGTTACCAGTTCCAACCTCTTTAATCCGACTGTGTGTTGCATCGTTGTAAATCTGCAAGTCACTGCCAGCACCGAAGATAGCCTTGTCGTTGTCGCCTAAATTTAAATTACCGCCTAGTGTTAAGTTTCCAGTAATATCACCATCACCATCAATGTCTAAACTATCAGCTTGCAATTCACCTGTAATGTCTACACCATCAGACTTTGTTGTTAGCTTTAGGTTGTTATCATAACGCAATGCTACTGGGCCATTTTCGGTAGCAGTAATCATAAACTCACCAGTTGAGCCGTTAATAGATACTGTGCTTCCGGTAATAGCATTGCCATTAACATCAAGGTCACCGCCAAGCTGCGGAGTAGTATCATTTACTACATCACCCGCAGGAACATTATCTAACGCCCCTGCAACAATATCTCCATTAGCATCAACTAGATTTGCAATGTCTCTTGCTTTAGTCATTCAGCACCCCCAGCTAGTTCAACAGCCTGTGCATCAGCCTCCGCTTGTCGCACTGCTGCGGTCTTCACGACATCATTGTCGAAGGCGTAGGCAACGATTAACTCGCGTGTCGCTGGTACTTGTATGTCGTTGTCGAGGCAATGCTGGACAGTTAGCTGCACGATTTCATCGTTAGCAATCCTTGCTCGATTCGTCACTGCGTTATCAGCCCACTCTTGCGGAGACAATGCAGCGTACTCAAGACCCTTATACTGGGTGTCTGTCAGTTCGATTGTGATTGTTTGTGTCATTGTTTTTACTCCGTTGAGTTAGCCTACTAAGTATCCCGAAAATTGCGACTCGTTGCCGCCGTTGTAGTAGCTTCCACCACTGTCTTGAAATATTACTTCGACATAATCTCCTGCAGCTAGTGAGGCTAATGCGCTTACATTAAGATTGCCAAATTCAGTAGGACTAGCCGTTTGAAAGTATGAGTATGCTAGTTGACCACCATTTACCCTAAGTTCTCCCTGAGCCCAACCACTAGTGGTGGTAACTCTAACAACTCCAAGATGAGCGTGAAGTAAGTAAATTCCCGCTATTGGGGCTGTAAACTTATTTGTGCTAGTTGAAAAATGCCCACCAATATTATGCTGTACGGTGCCAAAAGGAACTGGGCTTGTTGAAATGTAACTTGCATTATTGCCTTTTGCCCTAAAGCTAGGCTGATACGGCATCGTAACACGGCCTGAATTGTCGATACGCATCCGTTCTGCGTTTACAGTGTGAAATGTTAAGTTTTGAGACCCGCCATAATGGCCTATTCGCAATTCGTCACTGGCGTTGATGCGTTTTATTTCCCCATAATAAGTGCCGTTGTCACCAATTCTCAACGTGCCTTCATTACTTGCCGCACCTACTGTTAGGGATGCGGTTGGCGAAGCAGTCCCCACGCCCACCCGATTGTTCGTGCTGTCAACGTAAAGCGTGTTGGTGTCAACGGTGAGGTTGCCGGTAACTGCAATATTAGTATCCAGTTTTGCAGAGGTTACAGCATTGTTACCTAGTTTATTTGTAGTAATAGCACCATCGGTAACACTTCCAACGTCTAACACATCACCAAGAGCCACAACAAAGTCAATGCTGTCGCTAGCTGTCAGTGCGCTGTCAAAGATAAGGTTACTACCTGATACTGTAAACGAATCTTGTGGAGCTTGAATAACACCGTTAAGAGACACTAATAAATGATTAGCAGTCTCAGGATAGTATGCCGCAGAACCTAGCGTAAGAGCGTAGGTTGCCGTGGCAGAGGCAGTCAGGTTGTCCAGCTTGTGGAACCCGCCGCCTACTGGAGATTTTCCTATGTAGGGCATTATGCTAAGTCTCCATGAAGATTGCAGAAAACACTAGAAATATCAAATGACCTTGAACCTGCGCCTGCATTTTCTAACCAACTGTCAATTTCTACAGTTGTAGTAGCAAGTGACTTGGGCATAACAATTGAAGACTGGTCTCCACTAATTCTAGTAGCACTGCCAGTTACTGGATAGTCAGAACCGGAAAGATTAGAAGTAAACGTAAGTCGTGTATAACCGTTTCCTAAATCTGAAATTGAGGAAACATTAAATGAATCACGAATTACGGTTGGCCCGCTTCCATTAAAATTTACCCACATCTTCGCCAAACCTTGCACAAGATTAGTCGTGGCTGCCCCACCCTCAGATGTAACGGCAACTGTATTTGCAAAGGGTGACGCTAAACCAGCACCTGTTACAGTGCCGGTGAACGCAAAGGTATCAG